ATGAATTCTGCTAAATACAGACCTGATATTGATGGCTTACGCACATTGGCCGTATTAATGGTGATTTTATATCATGTTGGAGTGCAAGGGATAAGTGGTGGTTTTGTTGGTGTTGATGTTTTTTTTGTGATTTCTGGATATCTCATTACTGGAATCATATATCCTAAATTGCAAGCTGGGACCTTTAGCTATCAAGACTTTTATCTGCGAAGGATAAAAAGAATTTATCCAACTCTATTATTAGTAGTTGCGGTGACATTCATTGCATCATATTTTTTTATGATGCAAACAGATTTTAAAGAATTCATAAATAGTGCTCTTGCATCATTACTTTCATTAAGCAATTTCTTTTTCATGCTGAACACTGGCGGTTACTTTGACCAGTCCGCAGACAATCTCCCACTTTTACACACATGGTCATTATCTGTTGAAGAGCAGTTTTACATTCTTTGGCCGATAATATTAACCTTGGCATTTAGATTTAAGAAGGGGATGTTTATATTCATAGCTTCCCTTTTATTATCCATTGGATATTCTCAGTATCTAACATTAACCAACCCTTCATTTGCTTACTACATGATACCATCTAGAGCTTTCGAGTTGTTAATCGGTGGTATGTGTTCCATTTATCTAAATAATACATTTCCTACAATCAAGATCCGATCTTTATTTGCATCGTTAGGTGCAATAATCATTATTGCTTCTTCATTAATATTGTCAAAGCATTCAAATTTCCCAGGCTTGAATGCGCTGCCTGTATGCCTTGGAACTGCAATGATAATAATTGCTGGTAATGGCAATATTTATCCATCAGTTAACAAAATCCTTAGTTTTAAGCCGATTGTTTACATAGGGAAAATATCCTATGCCGCTTACTTGTGGCATTGGCCATTAATTGCCTTTTATAATTATAGGGGCCTGCCTCTAACACCGTTAAATCAATTAACCATTATCATTACTACACTATTGCTATCAAGTGTAACATTTCATTTTATTGAAAATAAGACCAGATATCTGAATTTTTCATTTCAAAAAACAGTCCTAATATTTTTCGTTTTGCCTGTCATTGCGTTTACAGGAATCACTATTGCCTCATATAAAACAGATGGATTCGCTTACCGATTCAAAGGTTACATCGATGAACTGAGCGCTGAAAATGATCCTAGCAAAATAAGAAGCGATTGCCATACAAACTATTATAAAAACAATTGGGATATCAAAAAAATAATTCCAGAGTGTAACATTGGTGATACATCAAGACCTGTTGATGGATACCTATGGGGAGACTCTTTTGGGAATGCAAGCGCAGGATTCTTTGACTCTTACGGGAAGGCTAACGGACTTAATTTTCAAGAAAGAACAATAAGCTGGACTCCACCTATACCAGCAACCTCCTTTGGTCGACCTAACTTCAAAAATGAATATAAAACCAGCACAGCAAGCTTTACCTCTTGGATATTCAATGAATCTCTAAAATATAAGTACGTTGTATTATCTGCAGACTGGAGACAATATGACAAATGTTCACGTGATGAAATCACTGGTATACCTCATGAATGTGCTCTGTTTGATTCCAATGGTAACAACATCACTAGAGACTATAGAAACAGAGTTGAATCCATGATTAAAGAATACATCAACCACGGTGTAAATGTAATAATATTTAACTCTGTTAATGGAATTGATTTTAACAAAATAAAATCAGGAAAAATAAGTGGGAAAGACATTTCCACAAAAGAATACATGAAAAAAGAGGTTGTAGGAGGTGATGAGTTCATTCATTACATTATTAAAAAATACCCACAAATCACTTATATTGATCCGAATGATATCCTCTGCAAAAATGGTTCGTGCACAGGTCAAATTAATGGAAAAATAATCTATAGAGACGGCGGACATTTAAACTGGTCTGGTTCTAAGGAACTCGGAAGAATTTTCGTTAAAGAGTAATCGTAAATCAGGCGCCGTTAGACGGCGCCTTTATTAAACATTAAGAGTTTGAGTTATATCAGTATTGGCTTTATTAGCAACTGGATAGTTACATGATAAAGTTGAATTTACGGTCAAGTTTTCACCAAACCAAAATTTATTTGATGTCGATACTGATGAGGACCCAGTTCCATCAATTTTTAAACACAATAGAGCATTTATGAAATTATTCCTAACACATCTAATTGACTGATAGTGAGACAACCATGATTGATTCCCATCGTCTCTTAATAATGTAGCAACGCTCTGGGATGTAAATGATTGTGAGGTAATCATGTTGCAAGTTAACTCCATAATACTATTGGAGGAACCAATGGATATACCTGATGGCAAACTAGCAATAACATTACCACCCCTTAGAATATTTCTATTTACTCGAAGTATCTTTGGAGTATAACCGCTTGAGCTTAAATCAAGAAAAAATGATGAGACTGTCCCTAACTGATTGCCTGATATTTCTACAACACAATCAGAAGAACATTTAATGTTGAATCTATTATATGTGCCAGTGAAATTGTTATTTGTTAATGATACTTTTTGATATCCCCCTCCAGAGTTACTCCACATTGCCCCAAAAACTGGCGTAGATGGTAAAGATGTTGACCAACTAAAGTCATTTCTATCAATAAATAACTCTTTACTATAACTCCCGAAACTTAAAGAGCAATTTCTTATTTCATTATCATGAATGAATACACGCTCAAAATTACTAACATGTAAGTTGGCGGTTCCTGATGTTAGTAATCTACCCATAATGTTATTAGTAAGGCGCAGGGCTGAGTTTGAAATTTCATCTTGATCTACTCCGATTATCATTCCAGTGCTTGTAATATTAATAATATTGTTATCTATCTTCCAGTCTGAGTTTGTAATATGCGTATACAAAGTTAAAAATGACGGAGCAGAAAAATAATTGTCAGATATGAGCGCGTTCTCGTGAGTAATCAGCCCTTTCTGCTCATAGGCCTGAATCAGAGCAAGTTTTCGGGCATTCTCGTTTGCCAGTTGCTGAACAGGATCAACTCCGCCAGCGGCATCTTGCTGCGGTGTAACCGCCTGCTGCGCGCGAATTTTGGCAAGGTTGGCCTGGTGAGTAGCTTCGAGCCTTTCAGAGGTCTCGTTGTACTGCTCCTGGCTAATTTTTTTGGCTGACAGCGCGGTATTCAGCGCTTCAACATCCTACCTGTAGCTGGCGTTTTCACGCGCTTCCGGCAACAGCTTCTCTGCTGCGGCCTGCGCTTTAATGGCGTTGGCGGTATCCCATTTAGCCGCGGCATACTGCCTGGCCTCCGCGATTTGCGCTTGCGTAGCCCCTTTCCCAAGTGACTGTTCAGCATTGAGCATGGCCTGCTCTCTGCTCAGTTCATTGGTAGATCCGGCAGCAAGTTCTGCCTGCTGTTTCAGGTTTGCCAGTTTCTGAGCGATTGATTCAGCCTGTGATGCCCCTTTCTTCTGCTCGGATTGTAGAGTCTTCTGCGCCTGCGTATTTTTGTACGTAGCGGCAGCATCATCCTGCATCTGCTTAGCATGTGGATCATCCTTCGCAAACCCGGCATCTTCAGCGGCATATTGCGCCTGAAGTCGGGCGCGAGCCTCACCCTGCAACTTAGACAGCGCAAGGTTGCGCTCAGACTGCTTGATGAGGTTCTTCTGGCCGGCGGTGAGGTTGTCCGTCGATCGTTTAAGGCTATCGACATTGAATGAAGCGTTTGCTGCCTCTCTGGCTAGCTCAATGATAGGACCAAGCAATGCGTTAATAGCCGCCTGCCCGTCACTTGATGCTGGCTGAAGGTTCTGCAATTTAAGGGCGAGATCCTGCAAAGCCTGTGGCGAAGGATTTTTGCTTAGGTCAGATAATTGCTTCGATAACTCAAAGGCTTCTTGCTCGCTAATACCAAACTTGGAAGACAATGCACCGACCGTATTGGCGATGCTCATTCCCGTTGCATTCCACTCCATTCCAGCAGAGCTTATTTGCTTCAGCGCCTCTGAGTAATTACTTGTGGTGATATCAAGCGCAGCCAGGCGCTCATTGAAACCCTGCACAGTGGCATAGCCACCAGAAAATGCAGATAAAGCCTTATCGCCAAATGAGATAAATGAATTAGAAGCATCGCTAATGGCCTTTGGTATTTTAGCGATCGCCTGGTTGTACTCCAGAAGCGCCTGATTGCGCATTAGGGTTGCGACTTCAGAATTGGTCTTTGCAAGAAAAGCGTACTTATCTGACAGCGCGGCCACGCCATTTTGGGAAATGGTAATGACCTTGTCCATCGCCTCGGCTGCGTCTTTCAGCGCATCCATGGCGTTCTTGCCGCCATTAAGAGATGTGATAAGCACCCCGGCCAGGACAGAGCTCAGAGCGATAACAGAACCAATTACCGCACCACCCGGGACGAATGCACCGGCAAGTTGAGAGCCCTGCTGTGCAAACGCTACCAGCGCGGACTGGCCGCCCTGAACCTGAATGATGAAGTCCTGAACCTGGTACCCTGCCTGTTGCATGCTGTTTTTCCAGGCTCCGGTTCCTTTGGCACCGGTCTCCACGCCCGTTTTCATGTTATACAGGCGACCAGTTAACTCGCCGATCTTCTGCTTCTCTTCATCGGTCGCTTTTGACCCGGCGCGCAACTGGGCAGCCAGAACGGCAGCACTGCGCGCGCCATTCTCCTGTGCTTCGTCCAGCACAGCTAGTTGGTTACCCAGCGCCTCGATGATGGATTCAGCGCGATTGAACTCACTGTTAGCGCCACCGGTCCCGCTGCGGGCTTCTTCCATTGCGCGGGCGATCCCGCTCACATTGGTGTTAAGCTTGCGCAGTTGGTTATCCATAGAGTTGGCATAACCAGCCAATTCTGTAAACGCGGTCCCGGTTTGAGATGTGCTCTGATCGAGGTTATCCATTCCCTTGCCAGACTGCTGGGCCGCAGCATCCAGTTTATCCAGAGCATCAATGGCCTGTTTCCCGCCCTGCAACAGCGGCTCAACGTCGGCGCTGATTTCATAAACGATGCTACCGGCGTTCTTCTCACCTGCCATGTCATTCTCCGGTTATTTCTTTGCTCTTGCCCTGCGTGCGGCCTGTTTAGCCAGATATTCGTCGGCGATGCTCTCATACTCTTCGCGAGTGAAGCCTTTCTGATCGGGGTATTTCGCCGCCAGCAGCATCTGAAATTCGGTCATCGTTAACTGAGATGCTTCAGCGCGGTTCATGCCAAAATGGCTGCGTGCCGCGCTGATGTAGTCGAAGGCTTTAAACTCGGTAGTACGTTCTCCCGTCTCGTGACGCTGCAACTGGCGAACCTTGGCTTTACCGACCACTCCGTGTTGCATGAGATGCTGAGCCAGCACAATAATGTCGTTTTTCGGCATCTGGCCCGGGCGGTAGACGACACAATGCCGCCAACCTTTCCACTCGCCTATCATCGGCGTCAGATCGCTCTCACAGCACGCCTGTAAAACATGCATACACGTTGATAAAAGCTTTTCAGCAGCGCGGTTGAATGATGGTGACAGCCAGGCAGGGAAACGCCCCAGCGTGCCAGCACAAACCTCAATGAGCTGAGCGACGTCATTGCCGTGGATGGTGGCATACGCCTGCACAATATCTTCCGGAGTGCCGATCCTCGTCATAGCCTCGAATGAAGGACGCAGCAGGTAATCTTTCCCGCCATCGCGGCTGTCGCTGATGGAGATTTCACCAATATCTGTTAAAGCGGTCATAGGCATTCCAGTAAACGGTCATTATCAAGGGCAGCACGCCGCCCTTTGGAATGTCCGTTAAGTAACGGTAACCGTATGCACGGCCACAAAGTTGCCGTCTTCGGTATTGATGATGATCTGCGCGCTGCCGGTGGCGACGCGGTTCACCGTGACAGTGGTACCGGATGCTGTGGCAGTGGCTTTGGTTGGATCGGTTGATGCGACGGTGAAGTCTTTGTTGGTTGCTCCGGTTGGTGCGATATTCACCGTGAATGTGCTGGTACCTCCCGCCGCGCCAGTACTGGTTGCCGGAGTTACCGTCACGCCAGTCACCGCTACCGCAGTGATTTCGTTCACCTCGATAGTGCTTGCATCGCCGACTTTGAACTCGGTAGAGAACGTGACGATGTCGTTGGTTCCGCCGTCAGAGCTCAGAGCCGTGATGTTCATGTAACCGATGAATTCGACCGGGCCGTAGTCCATACGTACCCAGATACCGGGCTGGCGCTTGGCCTTAAGTTCGTCAGCGAAATACTTGATGAACTTGCCAACACCGTACTGATCCAGTTTGTCCTTCTTGCGCACTTCACCTTCAAAGCTCAGGGTAAAGTCACTGTTAGTGATGATGGTCTCGACATAGCCGCCGCCGTCATCCGCATCAGAGGTAACCGAGTTAGGGTTGAAGTCGAAGCCCTTTGATGTACCCGCAGCCAGAGATTTCCACTCTGATTCTTCAGGTTTTACATCAGGGCAGCCGTCAGCGACCTCCAGCACGATCGCACCGCCGAAAAGGCGCTCGTTCGAGTTAGGGCAGTCAGCCATTTGAAACTCCTCTTTGACGTATAAAAGAAAACCCGCCGGAGCGGGTTATTTGGTTGAGATGGCTATTCGCCGTAAGTGCAGGCGAACTGGAGTCGGAAGACTATTCGCCCTTCTTCTGTGAGCACAGGCGCGGGGATTGCGCCCATGTTCTGGATGTAGCCTACGCACTCGTTAACCATGGGGTTGGCTTGGACATAATCGACAATACGCTGCACGGCGTTGAGTGCGTCTTTGCGCTTATCTTTCGCGCCGACGACGTCGACAAGGACGTGATACTCCGATCCGAGATCGTTTCGGATATTCGAGCCGCCGTTTGGCCTGAACACCATGATCGCCTTCGACTGGTCACCCGGGTCGTCGTACATCAGCTGCTGCACCGTAAATCCGGTCGTTAGCCCGGCGTCACCGAACATGTTGCGCACCCGCTCGTGCATCATGGGTGTCATAGCGAAAGCTCCTTGCGCATCACCGCGTCAACGTTATCGCGCTCGTCATTCGCGCCTTTGGTCAGGAATTGCGGCTCACCATGTGGATCCCAGTAGTTGCCCTTTCCGGTCCCGCCGCCGAACTCTTTCGGTTTCTGCGGGCCGAACTCAGACCGGTTGCTGGTCACGCCGAAGTGCGCGCGCGGCTGGCCTTTCAGCTTGCCTGACGCCTCATGCACGTAGGCGGCATAGTTGGCTGAGTAACCGATTCGCCCGGTGATGAGCACGCCGCCAGCGTCGATTTCCCGGAACTGACTGTTAATCAGCGTTGAGGTGTCGATCGGAGTGTAATATGCCGCCCGGGTGCCGATAAGCATCATCGCCGACTGCAGCGCGCGGATTACCTTGCGGCCCTTAACGTCATTGATGACATCGCTCAGGTGCTTTTTCGCCTGGCTGATGCCCTTCACTTTGATGCCCATAGCTTTCTCCAGGCAATAAAAAAACCCCGCCTGAGCGAGGTTTGGTGTCATTTAAACGGTGAATCAAAAAGGGAGCATTGCGCGAATTTCAGTGTACCAACCATGAAAAGCAGGTAGGTCATCTAAAAACCAGAAGCCTAAAACAATCATCGCCATGCCCATTACCATGTGAAAGATAATGCTGAACCAGAATTCAATAGGCTTTTCATCCACGTGAATGTACTCCTTTCGGAGCGTTCCTTTGAATGTTTTGGTATAAACACCCCGACGACAGTAGACAAACGATTGTACCAAGGAGATTGGGCCAACCAAAAAAACCGCGCACACCGTGAACCAATATTGAAATCCCATTACCTTTCAATCCACGTAATTTTTCCCCTATTATTGCACAGGTTTATCAGATTCCAGTAAGGATGGCGTAATCATCAGTCACACGCTCGAAAGTGTCGGCGTAGCGGATAACCTGCCGCACCTCGTCGGCACCGGCCACAACCGGGTCGGCTTCGGTCGATACACCGATCAGCAGGTAATCACCCGCGGCCGCCAGCGCAAACTCGGTCCAGACTGTATTTTTCACGACGATTTCAGCGCCCAAGCTGGCTAGCTTCTTGCTGAGTCCGCCCTCGTAATCGCAGAGGATTTGCTCAGGTTCGGCATAGCCCAGCGGATCGCCGTATTCGTCATTGCCTTCCAGCTTGCGCCAGATGGTTGCCGTGGCGGTATAGCTCCAGTTCGCTACCGATGACATCAGCCCTCCTTCCAGCGTAAAACCTTCGCGCCAGTCGCCCGGATGCGCGGGCAGTTAATGAACCACTCGCCGTCCGATTTAACGTAGCCGGTCGTCTCCCGCCCGGTGTCAGTCATCACCCAGACGCGGGTGAACGAGCGCGGCAAGCCGTGCTTAACTGATTTGTACGTCATCACTCAGCACCTACGACGGTAAACCCAGTGAGATGATTGGCATCGTCATACACAGCGGCTGCACGACCAGTTCCCGGCTTAGCCATGCCATTCACGAACCCGACCACACCCATGGTGATGATGCCATCACGAGACTGAGAGCAAACAAATGGGATGTCGCTACCGAGAAATGCTTCGTTGCATACCACTCGATGATTTACCAAGGCATTCGCCGCAGATTGGTCGGTAGAAAATAACTGGTTAAGCAGTTCGGTAATTAGCTTTGCTTCCAACATCAACAGCCCCCGACAACATCAAAGAATCCGACGCTGCTACCTACATCAATCGGTAGAGCTGACGTGCAGCCGGAAGTATCAAGTGTCAGCAAAGCATCACGCATGCTAGTTACATCGCCGCTGTACTCAAACGAACGCGACGCCCCTGAAGGCGCTGACTGTGATTTAATGCGCTGGCTGTAGGCCGTGAGCGCCATTAAGGTGACGGCATATACCTGAATCAGGATTACGTCGTACTCATCATAGCCAGACGCCTCCAGGCACTCCTGAATGCTGTCCAGTTTGCACAGGTAAGCATCAATCATGAACTCAGGAATTGAGTAACCGAGTGCAGATAGCTGCTGCTTCACCTGCTCGGCTGTTATCTGCACTACTGCCATGGTTATTTCGCCTTTTTCGATTTAGCGGAGGTGTCTGCCTGCTCTGCCTGCTCTGCCTGCTCTGCCTGCTCTGCCTGCTCTGCCTGCTCTGCCTGCTCTGCAGGATTATCACCCGGCGTGGCAACTTCAAGCTTGCGATCACCACCTGACACGATTTCCACTAGGCCAGCGGCTTTCCACTTATTCGCAGTTTCTTCGCTTACTTCCACCTTTGCGCCAACCTCCAGCTTCTGAAGATTGGCACCGGAGAAAAGGTTATCGCTAATCACTTTTACCAGTGCCATGTCTTACCCCTTAGCTGTGCGCGTAGATGACGGACTTCTTGCTGTTGATGTCGGTCTTAACCATCAGGCCAGCGGCACCCCAGGTGCGCCAGATGTAATCGCTGTTGTAGTACGGACGCGGATCGGCAACGGTACCGAACGCCTGGCCTACAATCGGAGCAATCACGCCAGCAGTCAGCGGAACAATCAGGATCTGGTTGCCGGTCAGCTGAGCATCTTCTTTAATCGCGGAAATGCCGGACAGTTTCAGAAGCTCCTGCAGAATGGTGTCAGACTGGTAGTTGTCGCTGAAGTAGCGCTCCAGGTTGGAGATGATGGCGCTCGACACATACCAGGTCTGCTCTGCGTACTGATTGTTGGTCAGCTTGAGAGTGTCGCGCAGCTTAATCCCCGCATTACGGATCTGCTCTGCCGTGGCGGATGCGCTGGTAAAGTCGATATTCAGACCAGATGCACCCAGATCAACCAGAGCCACACGCTCGTCGTTCTTCAGGCCTTTCCAGGTCTTATCATCAAACTTGATGTAGTTGCCTTCTGCGTCACGATAGCCGTTGTAGATGTAATCCACATACTGGCGACGGACTTCGTTGGTGGACTCGAACTGAGCATCAGAGATGATGTCGAACGCATCCGGGTTGTTCAGGCGAGGCTCACGCCAGTGGAACTTGAAGCCGGTATCGTGCACAGGAACCATAGTACCGTCGTACTGGTACTGCACTGCATCCAGCGCCGCGCCGATCTGGCCTGACATGGAGGTGTGAGCCCACATACGGCCGCCAGATTTAGCGTATTCATACACGGTCTGGTTGATGCGCACCGAACGAGACAGCGGCATCAGGTCGTCCATCGGTATCTCAATGAGAGATATGGAGAGAAGTATCTCACGGAGCGAGGAGTTGACACGTGGCTTGGAATCAGTATCGAAGAGGCTCATAGGCGAGCAAAGTTCCCTCCAGGAAAATGGCAGCGCCGGTATCCGCTGATCGAGATGATGATGACAAAGCAGATGGCTATCCAGTGTGTCGAGGATTATGGACTGCCTACTCCTCCAGCCTCTCTCTGCTGGATGTGCCCAAACCGAGATGACGACCTATGGCTATTCATGAAGAACCACGTTCCTGAAGACTTCGCAAAAGCATGTGCTCATGAGAAAGAGATTCAGAAACTGTGGCCGCACCTGTGGCTGACTAAGTACGGCGTACCGTTAGCTGAGGCACCGCTTAAACCTAGTGGAGGGAAGAATACTCAGATGGACCTGATTCAATTCTGCGACAGCGGTCAATGCTTTGTTTAACGCAACTGATAGCCAGTTATGAGCTGGCTATTGGGTGCGAAAGCACTGCCACGTTATCCCTTTTGCCCGGTTCCGCCGGGCTTCTTTTTGCCTGGAGAAAAGCATGCAAACAACAATCAGCATTCAACCGGTTCTGGTTAACCGTGAGCGCGTTCAGGAGATGCTTGGTGGTATCTCCTGAACCACGTTTTATCGTAAGCGCAAACAGTGGGAAGAATCCGGCACACCATTCCCGCAGGAAGTGGAAGAAATCCACCCACCTAAAGGCGGCGCTCTCTTCCGCTATGTAGAAGTTATTCAGTTCTGCAAAGATAAAGGACTATTGGCTGCACACGACTGAATCTTCTCAGCCCACAATTCTGCCGCTGCCTGCTGCTCGGGGATGTAATCATACTGGTCATAAACAGCCAGCATCCCCGTTAGCTTATGCCCGAGTATCTTCTCTGATACGTGAGGCGCAACACCAAGCTCAGCCATCTTTGTTTTGCACGTTCTGCGCAGATCGTGCAGAGACCAGTGCTCCCCACCCATTACCTCTTCCACCTGCCCCGCGATGGAAATCAACGTACTGGCTGACATAGGCCTGTCCACCTGCAGCTTAGCCGGTGGAAACACGATTGACTGATCGGGGTACACATCAAAAACCTTTTGCAGATAATCGGCCGCCAGCTGAGAAATCCCACGCACAAAGCGCTTACGCGTTTTCGAGTTCTCTTTCGGTATTACCCACTCCCTCGCCTTCAGGTCAAAATCACCCTTCCTTGCCAGCCTCAGTTCAACACCGCGGCATCCAGTAAGCGCCACAAGGCGGATCAGCATTTTGTTTTGCCATGACATCTTGGTTTTATCGATGGCATTCCAGAACGCGCCTATCTCTTCGTCATTCATGAATCTTTCCACGTCATCAGGACGGCTACCGATATCGTTAATCTCAAGCAACATTAGAGAATTTGAAGTAATACGTTTCCGACGCAGCGCATAGCGGATCACCTGCTTCATCTTCACCAGCACGTTACCGGCCTGAACCGGAGATCCACCTTTCGTTATACGCAGGAATATCTGCTCCCACTCAACGGGGCTCATCTCATCTGCTATCAGTCGGCCGTAATTGTCGGTAACGTGAAGCTTCAGCATCCGCTTCCAGTATTCGTACTTCACCATCTCTTTCACTGATGGTGTTTCAAGCCACTCATCAACGAGGGTGCTTATGCTTGGTGAGCTGGATACTATGTCCCTGACTTTCTTCCGCTGCATTGCCGGATCGCGTCCCTCTTCCAGCCAGCCCTTGCATTCCTCCATCGCGTCACGGGCTTCTTTAATCGACATCTTGCCGTAGGTGCCGAGTTTTAGCCTGGCCGGTTTCCCGTTGAATCGATAGCGATACTGAAAGGTGATAAGTCCTTTTGGGCTGATCCTGGCAGAAAGTCCACCACCATCTGCTATCTCCTCTGGTCCATCATATGGCTTGCCAGCTATACGCCTGAGCTTGGTATCGTTGAGAGGCAT